TAAATCCATTCTTGTGCTCCTATTTCGATTTAATATCTTGTATATATTTTTCTTGTAAAATGCGTTGTTGCGTCGCAGTGGTCATCATACCTTCTGCGGACTCATCTCTATCTAAAATTTCAATGCTAACATCGGACCAGTCAACGCGAGCGTCAAAAACAAGACCATCAGGCCCATTTCTGTTTTTCGCAATAAAGATACGTCCTTTGTTTGCTTGCTTGTCCTGCACTGTTCTTGACAAAGAAAAGATAAAGTCAGCAACAAAGCATTTGTTGAACGCCTCTGAGATAGATTCCATTGTAATAACTTCTGCATTGAGTCCTCCACGGTTTGTCTGAGATGCTGTCCAACAGGGGATCTCATAAGTTTGAGCAAGACCACGCAGACCTTCATAGGTCTCCTCCAACTCATGCCTCTTCTCGCCTGTTGAACGAGGAGGTCGCAGTAAGTCGGCATAGTCGACCAAGATTATGTCAGGCTCAATACCTCGCTTCCGCAATTTCTCAATATGATTCTTGAGGGTTGATACAGAAGCAGACTTGGTTGGATACTCTTTGATAATTAGAGTCCCCTCAAGGTCTTTCACTTTGTTAACAATTTCTTTTTGCCTTTCTTTGTGTTCTTGCAAAGGAACATCAGTAATACAGCAATCAAAGCGTTGACCAACAACAGTATCTTTTAGTTCCAACGTATAATAGACCACAGTCTTTCCTTTAAGCAGCGCTTGAGTTGCGAGATGAACGAGCACCATAGACTTACCAGCACCAGTTGGAGCAACAACAACTCCCAACTCTGACTTTCCAAGGCCTCCCTTAACAATCTCATCCATTCTTGGCCAACCAGTTGAGATTGGATTTCTTGTAACGTGTTTAAACCGCTCAAACACATCTTTGCGAAAATCGTGCCCAAAGTTATTGTCAGTACCAAGAACCAGGGCCTCCTTGATCACTTTCTCGATCTCTTCAAATGACGATGACTTTAGCAACCTTGCTGATTGAAGCATAGCCCCTTTCAGGACTTGCTTTCGACAAAAGTCAATCGCCTTATCTTTAATAAAAGCTGCTTCTTCAATGCCATCTGATGTTTTTATTCTAGCGCCAAAGTTTCGAACGGCTGCAGCTGTTGCTTTATCATGATGGTTAAGTTCGGTTGTTAACAACGTAAACATCACCTCTAAATTTGGGTGAGTGTTGTACTTATTTCTATAATTAACAAGTGTTTGTGCAAATACTTGCAAGTATTTTTTGTCAAAAAATGATACGTCTAGAACTTCTGTAACTTGATCAAAGAATGGTCGGTCTTCAAACATCAATTGGCACAAGTTTTCTTGGAAATTACCCCCAAAACGTACAAAGGTTTCTTTTTTTTCTAATTCATTCATTTGTCCTCCCAGACTTTTATTGGTTATATAAGTATAACCTGTTGAGTTCAAGTTGTCAAGTTTTTTTATCTATTTATTCTTCTGAAAACTGTTTGCAGGTCGTTGAAGTTGAGATGAACTGCATCATCGTCAGATAGCATTTGTGTAAATTTTATTCTTGAAAACGTTGGCTCAAAGTCATCAATAGCCTTGGTGATCAACTGTCGATTCATTGGTCTGATGTTTGGGTGTTGTAATTGCATGATTCTGTAGTTGTCTTTGATTAACTGTTCATCTTTCTGAATGTTCTCGTGGATCTTAAGTTTCTTTCCAACCATAACACAGTCTCTTACTATGTCTCCCACTACATATTCATCTGCTCTGATGAGATACGGGAATCTTTTCGCAATAGTTTTAAGCCCAGCTCCTTTGATTCCAGGTAAATTGTCTGATGGATCTCCAGCCATTGCTCTTGCCAAAGCGAAGTTGTTTGGATGAATCTTGAACTCCTCGATCACAGACTGTTGTGTGACAATCTTCTTTTGTATTGGTCTGTAGATTTGTACATCCGGTCTGCACAACTGAAAGAAATCTTTGTCTGAGGATATAATAGTCTTCATCCAACCATCATATCTATTGTGGTTGATCACATGAGCAATGATGTCATCTGCTTCTGTGAAGTCTGCAACAAGTTGAATTACAGGCATCTCGTTGAGATACTCCATGAGCCTAACTTGTTGATAACCTTTGTTTGCTTCTTCTTTTTCCGGTGGTATCTCTACCATGCGTCGATTGAACCTCACAGGTTTTCTACCACCTTTGTAGTCTTTGTTCATTGAACGCTTACGTGTAGAGCCCTCATGGCCATCCCAAGCGACTATAACCTCGTCAGCGACAAAGTCCCTAGAGACCTTCTGAAGGCTCTTTAGGAAGCCAATGGTGCCTCCTACAGGCCACCCTCTCTTATCTATGTGTGGGCTCACCACATAGCTGCGTAGAAACATGTTCAGCGCATCAATAATAATAACATTTTTCATATATTCTCCTGGATTTTTTGAAGGCAAGCTTGATGCCGCTGAAGGACTATGGGTTTTGAGAGTCGCATCCAATGTTCGGAATTTTCGCTTTCCCACACTTTTTTTCTGATAAATTCTAAATCTTCAACAATTTCTTCTGAACTTAGAGCACGTTTCTCACAGTTTTTTACATGTAATTCAACCATAGATTTGACTAGATCGATTTTTTCATTACCAAATCTTTTCACAAATGAGTTTATTAAGTGAGACATTTTTTGCTTTACAATTGGCATACTAATTGTATTACAGATTCCATAAATTGATTTAATAAACTCGTCAGTTTGTTTAGAGGGTGAGTATTTATTTTGAGCTATTTCGATGGCTTTTAAAATATTGTCGTTTTTAAATTTTTCAAATAAAGGCTTGATAGACTTTTCTACGTCCACTTTATTAATGGTTTTTGGGTAAATGATCGAATTTAAATGATTAACCAAGACTATAAGATTTTGTGATTCAAATTGTAAAAATTCTTCTCTCTTGGCTAATAGCGAATCAATCGATTCTTGATTCAATGCGAGTTTGTATCTTTTTTTAATCTCATTTTTTTGTGCATAAATAACATGTGCTTCCTCTAGGAGGTTTTTCCCCTTACCTATGTTACAGTCTCTGCAACTAGTTACAAGATTGATACTATCATTCCCTCCCCCTTCGGCAACAGGTTTAATGTGGTCAATTTCTAATTTTACATCGTCTTGCCCGCTGGAACCACAATAAACACATTTAAAATCATCTCTTTGTAAGATTTTAAATCTTTGTTTAGGGGTTATTGGCTGTCTTTCACTCATTTATCCTCCGTGATTATTTTATCAATTATATCTATTGTCTGTTTTGGACCCTCTGTGATAAAACCTAGGTCTCCTGCTAGTTCATATGCTTCCTTGTCATTACCGTCTGGTCCACAGCGGTCGCCAACAAAGTATATCTTATCGTAATTCTCAAAGTTTTTAAAGGCATAGGTTTTGTCCCAGCCTTCCGGGTAGATGTCGAACGATGTATCGCCGCCCATCTTGACTACCACATCCTTAAGGCCAGAAGCATCAAGCTCTTCTCTAATGATCTTAAGCCACTTATGTCTGATCTTCTTATGTTTTTCTCGCAAACTCCATGTCGATCTGTCACGATTAGTTGCTTGTCGACCGATTGGGCACCAATTGAGAGTTGAACCTCTATAATTTATGAAATTACCAGTAAGCGGAAGGCTCCTATTTTCAGTGATTAGTGAAAGTTGTAAGGCTGTAATTATACGAATCAACCTTTTCCAATTTGCTTCCCCTAGCTCTTCTCTCATATTCTTTTGATAGATCGCGGGAAATTGGCTATTGTGAATTCTATAATATTTTGTGCCATTACAAGGCATAAGGTGTATAGCGTCCACATCAACCGCAATGTGTTGAAAGAGGTCGTCACACTGTTCTTTTACATACTCCATATCTGAACCTGTCACAATTCCAATTTCAAAACCTGCTCTTTGCAGCTCTATTAGTTTATTAGTGACCTCTCGGGTCATCGGTTGTCGAGCGGGCGTCAGTGTTCCGTCCATGTCGAATAGTACTACATTTCTCATAGTTCCTCCTAGTTGTATACGTATTATAACATATCTCGGAGGGTTTGTCAAGCTTGATTATATACTTTTTCTTCTGAATTTCTTCTTCATTAAGTTGATTAAGTCATAGTTTCCGGGTGAATCATAATAATGTCGGATATTGTATTTCTTTGCGATGGCGGAAATTTGATTGCTCACTTGAGCAAGTTGCTCATCAATCTCTTTGAGCTCTGGTGTTCGTTTTCGATCCCCTGCCCTGTTCGGGTATCTTTCATCTCTAAGTCTATCAATTTCTGCAGAAAGTTCCCTAACTAGTTCAATGTCTGCTTGTAGCTGATCTTGATCAGCGATTGATAGATTAGACTTCATTTCGTCCAATATCATTTGTTTTAATTTTGCTTCTGTAAGTTTCATTTCAACTCTTTTATTGCGGCAAGAATATTTTCTTTTTCTTTTGCAAGAATTATTGACTCTACGGCTCTATCACCTTCATCAGATTCTATTTCGAGCTCAATCATTTTATAAGGAAATTCAATGGATCTATGTCCAAAGCCTCGTGGAGATTCCCATACGTTGTCTTTCTCTTTCTCTGACCAAAGTGCAACTCTATACCTTATGTAAGGCTCGTCTGGAAAAAGATCGTCACTAAGAACTCTGTAATCGACATAAAGCCTATCTGAATCGTTGGGATCCGTTATGTAGGCATCATAGGCTTTTATTCTTTTCGGAACACCACTTTGACTAACTAATTTGGAAGCAGCTTCCTTAAAGCCAAAAGGCTTAAGAAGGTCTTCAAAGGTTTCTTGTTTGACTCTAGATGGATAGTTTGGGTCAAAAGATTGTTTGAAAATC